GATGGTGATTGTGCACGCGTTTGCTTGGTCACTCAAGTCGTAAGTAGTTGCGCCCTGCGGAATGTTTATCGTTGCATTGCTAAGGAATGTTGTTGTTGCCATTTCTGACCTTTCTAGTTTCGTTTGACTGCGATTGCCACAGTCAAATCGTATGTTGGGATGTCTTGCCCACCGTATGAAGCGTTACCCGGTCGGGCGTCAACTACGGCAATGGAAGAGTTCATAATTGTGTCAACCGTGGTCATCAGGTAATCACCTGAATCTTGGTTGCCAGGAGGAGCTGCAAGTATGCGAACTGGGATGCGAAAGTCGCCCACGTTATAAGTCCATGACGTCATCACTGGTAATTCAATGAAGACAGACATGGGTCGTGCGTTGCGTGGGTCTGTGACTGGTTTCAAACCCAACGCTGTCAACGCTGTTTTGATTGCGTTGACTGCGTCGACAAGGATTCCAGATGCAGGCATCAGGCAACCTGTGGACGGCCACAACCAATAAGAGACATAATGCGTCCCATGGTTGAAGGGATAGGGATGGATGACATTGCGTCAAATGAGGCAAACGAATCTGCAGAGCCACGCTCACGGTAAAGAGTCGCTGCATACATAATCGCACCGAGTTTCACATCTGCACCAGGCACTGTAGTCATCGAGTCTGTGTAACCAGCCTCACGACGCTTTCTGAAGCACCAGTTGTTGGTGGCATTGACGCAGACCGTTATGAAGGCCGTGTCGTTAGCAGTAGCCACGTCAATACCAAGCCAACTTGTGACATCGGAAGCCTGTATCCACGATACAGACGGTGTGAAGGTCACAGTTCCTGTGGCGACAGAGCGTTCTAAATCACCGTCAGCGTCTCGGAAAAGAAACTGAAACAGTCGAATGACTTCGTTGTCAAATTCAAAGTCGCCTTCTTCTGACTGTCCGATGTATTCGTTATCTTGCGTAGATAGGACGGTGTGTGTGCCGTTCATGTTGTGGCCAGCGCCAGCGATGGTGACAACATCGCCAACTTGAATGCCAGTTTCAACGAAGGTCTGAAGAACCACAACACCGTCTAGGCGTGTGTGAAACGCTAAGTCGTAAGTGGCCATGGTTCTTCAGTTCCTCTAGTAGTTCGTCGGTTTAGACGAAAGCAGCCTTGATGGACTTGGTTGGGTCGATGACCTTTGAAGCAAAGTAACCACGGAAAGCAATTTGCCGTGACAACTGTGAAGGCTGCTCAATGCTGATTGCGCCCTTTTGCTGTTCCCAGTTTTCAATTGCTGTTGGGTCCATGATGTACATACCGAGCGCAGTGATGTTTCTGTCAACTACAACACGAAGTCCAAATGCAAAACCTGCGTCTCCACCGGGGCTAAGTGTGCCGTATGCGTTCATTGGGCCAACCTGTGGGAACAACGGACGGTCTGCAGTGTCGCTCAATGAGCCAAGCAACTTCCAGACGTTTGGTGACACAGCAAGGACTGAAGGCAAGTTGCCATTCGAGCCATTGAGAATGTCTGCTGCTGCTGTATACATCCACTCAACCCAGTAAGCAGGGTCGCTGACTGATGCGTTTGCAAAGTTGTTGCTGTTCGTTGTGCCAGTGTCAAGTTCTGAACACGCAAGCAGGTCGGTACGGTCTGCATAAACACGAGCCATGTCGTCAAGCAAAGCGCCGAGCACTTCAGGCTGTGACCAGTCCATTGAGGCTTCGCTGATTTCAACGTATCCACCTTGAATTGTCTTGGTGATTTGCACATCGTCAACTTCAAATGCTGATGCTGAGATTGTGGTGTTTTGCGTTGCAGTTCCAATTGTCGAGTGAGTTGTTACTACTGGACGGATGAACACTGCTCCACCTTGTGGCATTGAACGAACTCCAGTGGCGTCGATAAGTGGGCGACGGCCTTGAAAGTTGTTGTAGATAGGAGCAACGATTGGTGTTGGAATCACGCCGGGAATGTCACTGGTAACAATGTCGGGTGCTGCTGCACGAATGTTTGCGTTCATCTGTGCCCAGTCGTGGCCACCACGAACGAAAGTTGCGATGTACTCGGATGCTGATGGAAGTTTGAACTCACGACGTGCTGTTGCAAGCAGTGGAGTTTGAATAATGTCGGGCTGGGAGGCTTCGACTGCTGGTGTTTCTTGTGACATGGTTTCCTCCTCGGAAGTGTCGTTGTTGGGGGTTTCGGTTGCTTCTTCTTCAGGTTCGGAAGCAGCGATTTCTGTGATGATGGCATCCTTGAATGCCGGGGATGCAACAAGGCTGATTTCTTCAAGCGATGCTGAAGAAACAATCATTGTTCCGTCTTTCGTGGTTGTGAACTTCAATGGAATGGCTCCAACACTTACGGAGTCGTAAGCGCCTGCCTTCACAAGTTCAATTGCATCATCTGATGCTCTGGTCTTGGCAAACTTTGCAGTAAACAACAGTCCTTCTTCTGAATCTGCAAGTTCAGTCACAACGCCACGCAACTGCGAAGAATCGTGATTTTCCAAAAGTTTGGGGTTCTTTGCTTCAAGGTCAAAAGCGCCACGAAGAAAAGAAACCTTTGTGCCGTCTGAAACTGTTGCTGTGACATCCCAAGGTACGGCAACGCCTGTAATGGTGCGTGGCGAATCTTCGCCTGCAGCAGCATCCAGTGTCACTGGAATGGCTTGAAGTCTAATCATGATAATTCTGTCTCCGATGGGGTTGAAACTTCAGGTTCTTTGTACATTTCGGCCATGTCGTTTTGCTCAAGCAAATCGTCAAGGTCAAACTCAACGTGGCGTCCACGGCTCAACACGTCATCCATAGATAGGCGTTGTGTGATTGCTGTGGCGTACATCTGTGCACCAAACAACCAAAGGTCTTGACGAGCCTGCTGTGCGTTCTGGTAGGTCATTGAAGCACCGGGGGTTGGTGCAGAAACGAGATACGCAGGAACGCTACAGAGGCGTGACAAATCGAGTGCTTGATACTGGCGTTGTTCGCTGTTGACACTCATCGGGTCTTTGTCAAACTCAACAAACTCCACAAAATTATTGAGTGCGCCAATGACGTTTCCGTCACGGCGAGCCTGCGCCCATGATGCAGCAAGGTCGCCCAACTCTTCACCCGACATTGTTTCGCCAGCAGAAGTTTGCTGGAGATAGCCCGGCACGGTTTCAATAGTGGCGTAACGGTCTGCTGCTTGGTCTAAGTGATAACCAATGTTGAAAGCACGTTGACCAGTAAAGATAAGGCCAGTTGTTGGCGACAAGAAAGTGATGACATTGGAGGCGTCAATGTTGACACCGTTGAACTGGATGTTGTCAGTCATCCCGAAATACTGTGGGCCAGTTTCGTCAGGAGTTTGAATGTTCGCTGCTGCTAACCAACGAAAACTCATAGGCCGTCCGTCGCTGGCGTTACGGCTAGTTACATACCAAAAGGCTCGACCATAAAACCACAAATCTTTGAATGTGTTTGCAAGCATGAACTGACGTGGCAAGTTCGGGTCTGGGCGTTCCATCCACGTTTCGTTTGGCACATAAATCTTTTCGTATTTTTCGCCTGTCCACTGCTTTGTGCACTGCCTGAACTCAAGGCTTCCAATGGTCGAAGCCATCAGGTCATAAGAGCGTGAAACGGTGGGCAGTGACAACGCCAGTGTCTCAACTGTGCCAGCGTTCCACGCATAAAAAGCAGGGATTCCGGACGAGCCGACACCAGCAGCAGCCTTGATTGGTGCGCTGGCGTATTCGGCTCGAATTTTGCGAGAGAAAAGACCCACGCTCGGAGTCTTACACACAATTGTTGCAAATGCAACTATCTACGAAAAGCCATTGCAGCCTTGCCAGTATTTATCGGGCGAGAAACCATCGCTGCAGCGACCACCAAAAGTCGGGCTGCTTCAATCGGCCCCGGTGAACGCTGGGAAGAAATAACTACTTGGCCGTTAGCCCTAGCAAGCACAGCCCTGTTGACATGGCTTGCAAGTAGTTCTTCGCCACGATGCAAAACCCGATGCTCCAAAATTAGCGACCTAGTAAGCGCCGTCAATTTTAGGATTTCTGCATAGCCAAAAGTGGTGCGCCTGCGCTCAAGTTTTTCGGGGGTGTGCACGTCAAGAGTTGGCGAAATAACAAGACGCAGTTTCGGGTCGGCCTCCATTGCCTTTTCAATCTGTAGCCACATTTCCTTCATTGACTCGGTAGAGAACTCCACCGTTGCCACGATTGTTTGTTCCTCAGTTAGTCCACAGCGAATCCCCACATACTTAGAACTATCCACAGAACAATCCACAGCCAAGACGCCACCAGCAGGGCATTCTTGTTCGGTCTTGAGTTTTT